TTCGAGTCTCTCCGTCCGCACCATATAGGGCTTTCGCTGACTTTCGTAGTCATGCTAAAAGCCAATAAAAGCCGCGAATCCTCAAGGGTTCGCGGCTTTTTTCGTTTCGCCATCTTTCGCGGTGTATTGCCACCAGCCGCGCACAAGAAGTACATTACTCAGTACATTTGTGTTTGGCTCATCGTGGTGGATGTACTATGGCGCTTTCTGATACGGCCGTGCGGCAAGCAAAGCCGGCTGATAAAAATTACACGTTGCCGGATATTGATGGTCTGTCGCTCTATGTGGCGACCAGTGGCACCAAGTCGTGGCACTTTCGTTTTATGTGGGCTGGCAAGCAAAGTCGCATGTCTCTGGGTACGTATCCTGAAATATCGCTTAAAGAGGCACGGCTACTGCGCGATAAGGCGCGGTCCAGTGTGGCGCGTGGCGTTGATCCTAGGGTTGCTCGGCCTCGGCTTGTCGATGATCGGCCTGATTCAGTTGCGGGGCCGACGTTTAGCCAGGTTGCTGAAGACTGGTATCAATTCAAGTCTGGTCGCTGGGCTCCTGATTCGCGCAAGGGGGCAAAGTCACAGGCGCGCCGCGTATTGGACAGCGATGTACTACCTGAGTTGGGTAATGTACTTTTTGCAGAAGTCAGTCGCGCTCAGGTTATTAAGGCAATCCAAAAAATTGAGAACAGAGGTGCGTTAAACATTGCCGAAAAGGCGCGCACATGGGTTCGGCAAATTTTTGATTACGGCATTGTTCATGATCTGCGCGACAATAATCCAGCTACTGGCATTGAAGCTATCGCAAAAGAAAAGCCCCCGGTTCGGCATAACCCGATTTTATCCAAGGGTGGTGATGATCTGCGAGTGCTGATGAAGGGGATCAATAACTACGGCGGCAGCTTCATAACCAAAGTCGCGCTGTGGACCATGATTTATACGGGCGTGCGCACGATTGAGATTAGGCGGTCAGCGCCTGGTGACTTTGATCTTGAGGCGGGGCTTTGGACGATCCCGCCAACTGCAGTAAAGCAGCTGCGCGGTCGCGTGCGCAGGGATGGTAATGATGTCGCTGATTACATTGTGCCGATGCCGACGCAACTGATTGCGCACATTGATGCGCTGCTGAAGATTACGGGTGGGTATGATCGCGCTTTCCCTGGTCGAAACGATCCAAGTATTATGATGAGCGAAAACACGCTTAACATGGCGATCAAGAGGATAGGCTTGGGCGGTAAGCTGACTGGCCATGGCGTGCGCGGGACGATATCGACCGCGCTGTATGAGTTTGGTGAGATGGAGTGGCATGTTGAGCCGCAGCTGTCGCACGCCAGTCCAAACAAGTCGAGGGTGGCATACGATCACGCGTCTTTCGTTGAGGAGCGACGCGTGATGATGCAGAACTGGGCTGACTATCTTGATTCATTGATGTGAGATTGTTTCTTCTACCCATTTGATCACTTCTGCTTTTATCCAGCGGGCAGAGCGGCCAACTTTGCGCTGGCGGGGGAACTTGCCAGCGGCTACTTGGGTGTAGATAAAGGTTGTTCCCATGCCGGTGATGCGTCGCACTTCTGATACGGGGATCAGTTCGATGTCGTTGTACGTGATGTTTAATGCTTCCATTTTGAGATTCCTTTTGTTGTGCCCAGTAGGCTTTGCTGTGTTCGTTTAGATCAGTAGCAGTTGTGTGGTTTTTTGTTTCCGCTGTGTGCTTTTTTGTTTCCGTTTCTGCACTTCTATCTGCCGCTTAACTCCTGGTAGAGCGAAGCTTGTTTGTTCGACTTCAGTCATCAGGTCGCCGGCAGTTTCTTTGGCATCAAAGTAGCGCATGTACAACAGGTGCCTTTCGTCAAGCTCTGGTTTGAAAAGATGATATGAGCACTTACAAAACAGCGAACAAGAGTTGGAGCAGCCGAACAAGCGGCTTCCATTAGGTATTGCGACATTGAACTCCGCTCGTGCAGAGTTAAAAGCATTTTTATCAATGCTGCGCCCAATGCTTACTAGGCGCTCCATTATTTCAATCTGGTTGCGCGCCCTTGCTAGTCGTTCCTTTAAGACCGACCGCTTCTCGATAATAAAACTCTCTTCATGGTTCGCTTGCATGCGCCTTACTTCCTTTTGCTTTCGCGATTGCGGCCTTAGCAGCATCCCACGCATCGTGCTTGCGGTCGCTGATTCTGATGACTTCTTCTGCAGCTTTCACCAGCTCGTTGAGCAGTGCAGTTGTTGAATCACGCTGCTTTCGTGCCATGGTTTTCATCAGGCACTGCATTTCGTGAGATTCAATCAGCATGGCAACTAGCCGCTCGGCCGAACTCTTGTCATACGCGAAAACAAACCCTTCGCCGTCGTTGTGACGATATTGGCGCAGGGCATCTATTAAAAGCGCTGCTTCAACTTTGTGTTCAGTGCTCACGCCTTTCTCCTTTTGTTTTTCTTCCCGCCTGAACTGGTAGCGTGCCAAGTGACGCACGTGGCCAGCCCTCCGATTTCTTCTCCGATCTCATCGATCAGCTTTCCCATTACTTCTACTAATTCATGCAGTGTTACGTTGGTTAAAATCCGGCTTGAGTGATGCATGACCGTGCCTGCTGGTGTTGCTACGCGAATTTGTGCGGCCCAGCGTGACGGTTTGCGCGGTGGTGTGCCTAGCACTTGCGGTGCGCCGTGGTTGTGCACGGTGCTGTAGGTGATGCGGCAGGTCATGGCTTTGGCTCGCTCTTGTGCTCGATGACGAAAGTGCTTTTCGGGGCGTTAATGTCGGCAAGGTCGTCGTAGACTTTGGCCGCCAGCACTTCCGCTTTTGCAGAGTCAATCATCTTGGTTGCGAGGTTGGCCACTGCGTTTGCACGGTCAACTTCTAGGCTTCCAGAAATCACTAGATCCATGGCTTTCTTTAGTGTTTCGCGTAAGTCACTGGCTGTTACTGTCATGACTGACTCTCCTTAGCTTTCTCTTGAATCCAGCCAGTATGCGGATGCTGTTTATTAATTCTGGCGGGTAGTTGTAAATTGCGTTGCGGCGCATGAGCTCTATGCGGCTGATGCATTCCAGGTTATCCAGCTCGATATTGCTGCGGTCTTTGTCTTTAAAGATGACGCAATGATCGGCAGGTATCGGGCCGTGCTTTTCAATCCATACCAGGTGATGCACTGGCTGGTAGTCTCGAACTGTGTTGCCGGTGTCTGCTGTTTTTACTTGCAGGTAACCGTCGCTGATTCGAGTGGTGCCAATTGGCTGACGGTTGTGCGGCGTCTGACCTTTTTTAAATTGGTGCTTTGCGGTGTTGGGGTGCGCTGGGTGTGACTTGCCTTTGTTCCAGGTTGCATGGCCCTTTTTAAACTGAGTTTGCTTAGCTGTGGATTGCATGTGCTCGCTGGTTTTGCGCAGGCCAAGGCGCGTCGCTAGGTTTTTAACTGAGTGGATCGGCAGGTCGAATTGTGCGGCCAGGACACTGTTGGTGTTATCTGGGTAGAGCTTTACAATCAGCTCGACTTGTTCAACGGTTAAGTCAGAGGCACGGCGCGCTGACTTGGCTTTGGGTTGGCAAGTCATACCTGATTCTCCGGCGCGTTGATGTAGCAGTTGTAGCACTTGGTCTGGGCTTCTTCTTCGGTGAGGTGTGCGTAGCACTTGCAGCAGACCAACAAGGGCTCGATGTCATCATCGCAACATACATAAGCGTCTTTTTGAGCGATGCACCAGCCGCCGATGTCGTGAACTGTTTGGCACGCGCTGCATTCAGCTGCGTCGTAGTATTCGGGGCCGTGTTCTTCTGCATAGCTGTCGCAGGTATCGCAGGGCAGCTGGGTGCATGGGTGGCCGATGATTTCAATGCCCAGCTCTTTGGCGATAAAGCTTTCAATCTGTGCGCCTCTTGATGTGTCGGCACCGGGCAAGAAGTGGATGTGTGTGGCTTCGGCTACCATTTTTAAGCTTTCGCGCATGTAGGATTGCCAGTCGGGCAGGATTGGCAGTTCGGCTGGGTTTAGCACCGTTAGGCCGTGAGCGCGAAATTTGTTCGCGGCCAGCCAGAATGCCGGGTAGTTGTTTTGTGGGTGGCCGCTCATGGGGCCGGCGATGTAGATGATCATGCGGCCTCCTGCTGTATTTGTTGGCGGTATTGGCGTACTTGGCGCGGGGTTACATTGAGCTTTTCGGCGATTTCTTTCACAGGCTGGCCGCGCGCGAGAAGCTGTTCTGCTGTTTCTAGTCGCGATGCGGCGCGCTGATTGCCTGCATGGTTTTCTATTCTTACGGTATCGTCACGGCCTACGCCAGCGCGGATGGCGCGCTTAGTGAGCGAATTGACGGTGATGCCAAGCTCTTTGGCCAGCGCTTTTAAGCAGGGCGCGGTTGCGTAACGGGCGCTGACTTGCTCGTTGATCGCGACGTTATTGCTGGCCTTTTGAATGGTCTTTTCGTTGACCAGCTTGCCGTTAAATTCGGCTCTATGGATACTGCGTATTATTATCGGGGCGGTTTGTACTGCGCCGTTTTTTTGCTCAAAGCTGGCGGTCAATTGCTGGATTTCAGTGCGCAGTTGTTCGAGGCTCTGGTCGCCTGTTTGCATGGAGATGCGCATTATGCTGCCTCCTGTGCTGGTGTCGGTGCGCTTGGCTCTGCGATTTCGAGCAGGCGTTTGGCTAGCGTGCGTTGGCTGGTGGCGCTTTCTTTATTTCTGAACGCTTCCATGAGCTGTGCAGTCAGCACAAGCTGGCTCGATGCCTGGCGAATTGTTTTGCTTTGGTTTTCGCTCAGGACTTTTAGGCGCATGGCTTCGATTTCGCTTTTCATGTGCGCGGTTAGGTTCATGTATGCGTCGGCGGTGTCTTCTGCCAGCAGCATGGCATCGAGCTGTCGTTGCTTTATTAGGTTGGCGGCTTCCAGTTCGTCATTGAGCAGCTCGATTGCGCGGGCATTGGTTTCTGCGCGCTGTTCGCTGATGGCCAGCTCGGTTTTTAGGCGGGTGTTTTCGCCAATCGCGCGGAATGCTTTTTGATTTGCGGCTCTGGTTTTCTGTGCACGATCTTTTACGCCGCAGTGGTAACTCATAATGCCGTAGATGAGTGCCGCTCCGGTCATTGCCAGTAGCTGCATGTATTGCTCAAAGGTAAGTTGCATGTGCGTGTCCTCAAGTGGTGGCGAGGTGCGCCCGTGTTACCGGGCGCGGTGGTGGTTGTTAAGCGCTAAAGTTGCCACGGTAAATTGGGCAGCCGTTGTTGCTGAGCTCAATGGCAATCATGTTTCCCAAGTTTTTGCCGATGGCTTCTTGCTGGATGTCTTGCTGTACCCAGCGCAAAGTGAGGCGCGGTGCTTCTTTATCGGTGATAACAGCTACACGGAACAGCACGTCAATTGGCTCGAAGCCTGTGTGCGGGATTAGATTGAATTTGATGTGCGTGGGCAGTTGGTGCACACCGCTTTTGGCTTCGACTTCTTCCATGGCCGAGCGCTGAGCGCCGAAGTGGTGCTCTGAATGCGAGGCAGCAGCGCTGGCTGTGATCGTGATGTTGCGAATGGCCTGGATGGCTTGCAGTGGGTTTTGTTCTTCGTCGTTGATCAGCACAGTTAAGTGCGGCAACCAGTCTTCGATGAACTCAGCGAGTTGTGATTGTTTGAGGCGCACGCCGTTGATGGCCAGCGCTGCAGCATATGCGGGCGTTGGCTCTAAGCGCAAATTAGCTTCGTGCTCTGCGTGACCAGGACTGCTTGCATCGCCGAGATCGAAGTAGGCGCGGGCACTCATGCGGAGCCTGTCTGTATCGACAAAGACTGAGCCGGCATCGTGGTCGTTTGCGTATACGCAGAAGTCTTCAATGCTGGTGGTGCTGAAGTTGCCGCGAAAGCGACGGCGCTCTGGCATGTACTTCTCAAGATCAATCGTTTTGAATGACTCAGGCACGATCATTGCGCCGGTGTTGATCGAGTCGGCACCATCGTTTGCGAGGCCTACGGCAGATAGGGCATTGTCGATGATGAGCTGTAAAGTATCTTTTTGCATGTGCGTGTTTCCTTATTTACGTGGTGGTTTTGGGTTTTGTTTTGTTTTAAACAGATCGAGCGTGAACGGGCGCTTGCTCACGTGAGAAGAGCTGCGCTGTTGGGTCGCTCATAAATAGCTCTAGACCGTTGGCGGTGACGTACATCGGCGTATCCAGCGCCGTGTCTTCGCGTTTTTGCCCGCGCTTGGTTGGCTGGGCAAAGTCGAGTTTGTGGGTGATCTTTACCTGGTGGCTTTCGCCGATTTGGCTGATATCGAACGACAGTACGACTTTGCCTTTTTTCCCGTGCTCAACTACGCCGGCCGCCACTTGGCTAAGCGCAACTGCGACTTGCTGGGCGAATACGCCGGCGTTTAAGTTGTTGAGAAACTCGGTTACGTCTGTTGGTTTCATGGTGTTATACCTCTTTGGGTTGTTGGTTTTAAGCTTCGTTCCAGTTTACGAATGGCATCAGGTCGGGCTCTTTGTAGCCGGGGCCTTTCTTGATTTTGCCGTTGTCGTCAAAGATTGGTTTGCCGTCTACGAACTTGCTCCAGTTGCTTTGGTTGACTTCGTTCAGCGCGCCCTCAATGTCCATGCCAAGCATGTGTGCTACGCCTGTGCCGGTGACGTTTTGGTCGCAGATTGAGTCGAGCAGTAGTTTTCTGGATAACGGCACGACTGTTATTTCGCCTTGCTTGAGCTGGTCTGCTAATTTGCTGACGGCTCTAAGCGCTTCTTGGACGGCGTGCCACGTTACGTGCTGTGCATTGCCCACTACTCGCAATTCAATCAGCATTTCAGCGACTTCTTCAAAGTGGCAGCCAAGCTGTACTTGAAAGTTATGAATTGTTGGTGCTGGCACGGCTTGCTCAAACCAGCTTTTGATTGTTAGGTCGGTCATGTGTTGCCCTCTGGTGCTTTTGTTATGCAGCTCGTGCTGCGGCTTCTTGTGCGTCTAGCCAGTTGGCCAAGTCGTACAGGTAGATGATGTAAGGGGCGCGCTGGCTGGCGTGTAGTTTGCTAACGCTTAGCTGTTGCGGGTGTGCGCGCAAAATGCGCAGCAGGTGCTCCTCGTTGTTTATGTGTGGCATGTAATCTGTGCGGAACTCCTGGAGCTCGATGTGATTACGGGTGTAACGTTTTCGCAGTTGATCAAGCGTTGTTGTAGCCATCCCCCCGCGCCCCCTTTGAAGCTGCATCCCTCTGCCATTTAATGCGTAGATGCGTTTTAACTATTGATTTGAAGTGCTCCGGCACCTTTTCTAGTGCTTCGCGGCGGTCTTGCAGGGTTTTTAGCTCTGCGATTTGCGCCGCGTAGTGTCTAGGCAACATTTTTAGAAGACTTCATACGTGCATTGATTGCCAGCTGCCGAGCAATCCAAGAAACGCCTTGGCCAGTAATCATTATTGCGTCGTAATGTAAGTACTCCATGAGTGATGTATTCCAGCGCCTGCGTGGCTGCAAAAAGAAATTTTTGCCTCCATGATGCTTGCTCTGCAGATCTCCGGTCTCGGTTAGCACTCCAATTTCGCGTAGCTTTTTCCGTAAATAGTGCGGATTAAGTCCTAGTACGGCTGCAGCTTGGTTGATGTCGCGATGCATGGTTGATCTCCATCTGGCGATTTGCGCTTAGTAGTGTCTAGGCCACATTTTTCAGCGGCATTTTCCGTATTTGTATCGCCAGCTGCTTGGCTAACCAGGCAATGCCGTCCTCGGTGATCATGACTACGGCGTAATGCGAGTAGGTTTGGATTGATGGGTTCCAGCGGCTGCGGGTTTGCACGAAGAAGTTTTTGCCTTCGCGGTGCTTGCAGTGCAGTTCGCCGATTTGTGTGAGCACGCCAATTTCGCGCAGCTTTTTGCGTAAATGGTGCGGCTTTAGGCCGAGCAGGGCGGCGGCTTGGTTGATGTCACGATGCATGGCGCACCTCCAGCTTGCGGATGACGTCAATGCTGATCGCGCTGGCGATGCGCAATGCCTCTTCTCGCAGCTGCTCAAGATCGCCGTCATTGACGATGACTGAATCCTCGGCTTCGTTGATGCGAATCGGGTTTTCTGAACGATGGGTGCTGCCGTCTATGCGCTGGATTGGGCGCTCAACATGAATAAGAAAGCCGTGCTTGCGGATAAAGTCAGCCTCGTTTTCAAAGCGCACGTCTGTGATGATAATTGTTGAGTCCGGCTGCGCCTGGCTAAGACGCTGGATGCGTTTAGCTGCAGCGATTACCCAAATGTTGTCATTGATGGTGTCGCGGCCCCATTCTGTGCCTAGCGTTTGCATCATGTGGCGCGGGGTGGCTTGGAAGTCGTAGTTGGTTTCGTCTTTGCGCCAACTGCTCAAGTCCTGCTCATCGAGACCAAGCGCACGCAGCATGGCTTTTAACGGCTCAGCAAAGGCGTAAGTTGCGGCGCGGTACTCTTCTTGGATGAACTGGGCGACAGTATCTTTACCCGCGCGAGCATGCCCCGCGATGCCGATGATGGGCAGCTTCGGCCAAGGCGTGTCGTGCACGGTTTGCGGTGCAAGTAGGCGCTTTTTCATGCTGCGTCACCTCCGCCAGTTGGGAAGTGGCCGCCAAAGGTGCGAGGCTGTTTTAAGACGGCTTTGCCGTTATTGATTACCAGCTGACCGCCAGTTTGGCGCTCAATGTGGGCAATGGTTGCCGGGCTTGAGGCGCAGGCTGGGTGCAGGTGGATCGTTGCGGTTGTAAATGCATGTGCAGTTTGAGTTTGCATGATGAGTCACTCCGTTGTTATCCCGTGGTGGGTTAGGAGTGACTTTATAGATGTGTTTTTAGCGTGTCAATACTAATTAGTACTTTAAATTACTTTTCAGTACTTTATTTTGCTTGGGGGTACTATTCCGCCAACGTAGTGCGCCTTTTCAATTTGATCCATCGCTAAATTAAGGCGCTGGTACTGGTCGTTTATCGACATCAAGCTAATCTGCTCGTTGTTATGGAAAAGCAGCTCTTTAACCATGCATTCACCGGCCATGGTTTTAACCATGACGTATTCGCCGCTGACCAGGTCGTGATTAGGCTCGCACCAGACCACCCAGCCGCTGCGGATTGCAGGCGTCATAGAGTCGCCTTTGACGCGCAGGGCGTAGGCATCGGGGTCAGTTGTAATAACGTCTACACGGCCCTCAGAGTTCTCAAGCTCGCACCAGAATCCATTCTCGCCCAACTGTGCAGTTCCTTTTATATCAACAGTGCGCCACTTGCTGATCTGCGGCGCATCTTCAAATTCCGTGGCGTGCTCAATGCGCGGTGCGCTTAGAGTGCCTGGCGGCAATCCTATTGATGTTTCCATTCTGATTGCAGCGTTGTCGCCAAGCGGCTTGACGTTATTAAGTACTTGCGACACATAAGAGGCGTTGATCCCGTGCAGGTCGGCAAAGTCTTTTATGTTTTGGTCGCCGATTATCTTTTTTAGTATCGCCTGGCGCATCTCATGAACATTCATTCGGTCACCTTTGTAACGATTAGTATTGCAATAAACATTACTGTTTAGTACTGTGTCGCAAGAAATAGGAGGATTTATGGAATTATTAGAGTTTATTAATCAGCAGCCGCGAAGCGACTTACCTGAGCTGGCCAGCGCATGCGGGACTTCTCTTATGTATTTAAAGCAGGTTGCACGCGGCCACAAAAAGCCAAACGTAAAGTTGTCGCTTAACATTGCACGTTTATCTGATTACAAGGTTCCGTTGAAGTCTTTGCGCCCGGATATCGACTGGGTGCAATGGCATCAAGACATTGAAAGCGACATTAAAAGAGCTGCGTAATAAATAGGTGCCGGGGGCGGCCCACCACGACCACTCCCCCGACTAGGCTGCACATGCATATACACAAGCCGTAAGCGAATCATAAGCAATTGCTACTGATCGCGCAACGGCGATAGCAAAAAGGAATCGCCGATGAGCCGTAAAGATTTACTCCCCGCTGGTGGCGTCCAGCTCAATGTCCGTCAAGCGCTGTACCGCGCTAGTCGTGATTATCCTGGTGGTCAGTTTGCTCTAGCGCTGACGCTTGGTATTTCGCCCGATGATCTGGGTAAGCGGGTCAATCCAAATGATACGCGCCCAATTCGCCCTGAACTGATTGAAGAAATTGTAGAAGCCACTCGTGATGCGCGCCTGCTGAATGCGCTGGTGCGGCCAGCGGGTGCTTTGGCATTTGTTCCGGCTGCGGTGAGCGCTGGTGATGCCTCGCTGAAGTCGGTGGCCGTCTTGCTTGCCGAGGTGAGTGCTTATGTTGGCTCTTTGGCCGATGGCAGCGCTGACGATAGCTGGAAGCAGCACGAGGTGGCTGAGCTGCGCTACCACGCTGAGCGGGTTGTTGGACAGGTGCTGGGGATTGTTGCCGGTGCTGAGCTGGCGGTGGAGGCTGACCATGGGTGATTTAGTTATTGATGGGCGTGCCTCCGGTAGCACCGCCACTATGTCCAGTCGGGAAATAGCGAAACTGACCGGCAAGCAGCATCAGCATGTGAAGCGCGATATTGAAGTCATGCTCAAGGAGCTGGGAAAAGATGTGTCCAGTTTTGGACGCATCTATTTGGACAGCATGAAACGCCAGCAAACGGAGTACCACCTTGACCGTGAGCTGACCGACACTCTGGTCACCGGCTACAGCATCCTGTTGCGCCATAAGGTCATTCAGCGCTGGCATGCGCTGGAAGCAAAGCAGGCGGCGCTTGATGAAGCCAAGATCGCCCGCCAACGTGCGCGCCTGGAGGCGCCGGCACTGGCTGATGCGGTCAAGCACAGCCGGCAGGCAGTCGGAAAAGACACCAAGCACTACCACTACAGCAATGAGTTTGACCTGATCAATCGGGTTGTTGTGGGCAGTTCATCCAAACAGCTGCGTGATATTCGCGGCTGCAGTGACAGCGAACCGCTGCGAGACCTACTTACTCCTGGCGAAATCAAGGCCGTGGAGCACATGCAGCGGCTCAATGCTGCGTTGATTGATGTGGGTATGCCGTATCAAGAGCGCAAGGCCAAGATGGAGCAGGTGTTTAAGGCTCGTTATCAGCAGGCGCTGATTGGCGAAACTATGAGGCTTTGCGCATGACTGACTCCAACTTGTTGACACCCGTGCGCGCCTTGTTTACTATCACCCGTGTTGCACAAGCAACAAACGGGTTTGACAGCTCGAAAGGTTCAAGGCGCACAGCGCCGCAATCATTGCGGTTTTTTTGTGCCCGCGTTATGGCGGGTTGTGCGTGGGGGGCGTATTCGCCCGCCGGTTTCCTTGACACCGGTCTGTCAACCCGCGCACAGCTCGCCACCATTCGTTTGACAGCGGTGATGGCAAGCTCCAAATCTAAGTTCGAGGAGCTTCATCATGAATAATCTAAATCCGTCTGCCATTTCTGGCGGCCAGTTTGTAACTTTTGAAAATACCGACCTTTGCGTAATTAATCGTGACGGCAGCGTTTGGCTTTCGGCTGGTGATTTATCTCGCGCGCTTGGCTACAGTCGCTCGGACGCAGTGGCTAAAGTTTACGACCGCAACAGCCATGAGTTTACTAGCGACATGACGCAGATAATCACTCTGCAGGCCAATGAAATCAACGAGCCCCCCAAACTGGGGGTCACCCCTGCACACGGGAAAACAGTGCGCGTTTTCTCTTCTCGCGGCTGCCACCTCATCGCCATGTTGTCGCGCACTGAAAAGGCCGGCATGTTCCGCCGCTGGGTGCTGGATGTTCTGGAAAACATGAACCAGAAACCAGCCGCACCAGCAGCCACACCAAAACAAGAACTGCCAAGCTTTCTGCAAAATGTTCATGGTAAGACATTATTTAAAGACGCTGTTACTAGCAGCGCTTACCACTTGCTGGTGCACGGTGATTTCACCGAAGAGCAGCGCTACATGCAAGAGCAGGTCGATAAGCGCGTGGCCAGCCGCATGGAAGATATCGCCTGCCATGCATACGAAGGCCTGCGTCTGCTGGTGGAGTCCGACAGCATTGGTGGGTTCGATACCACGCAAATCATGCCTGGCGTTCACTTGCTGGAAAATAAAGACCTAGCAGCGCACATCCTGTCCGCTAAAGGCCCTATGGTGCGCTATATCCCAGCAATCATGCATGCTTGCGCCCAGCGGATGCAGGAGGTTTGCAATCTTCCGCTGTCTGGTGTGGAGATTGAGGGGCTTGATCTATGAGCGCAGCAGTAGACAACCCATTAGAGCTGCACGAAGTGCCGGCCATGCTCGACTACATTAGCGCGGATGTGCGCGATACGTGGATCAGTGTTGGCATGGGCTTGCGTGATGAGTTCGGCGATGCCGCGCGTGAAGCCTACGATAGCTGGAGCCAGACGGGCGAGGGCTACAAGGCTGCTGCGGTGATTTCTGTCTGGAAATCATTCCGCGGTGGTGCCTTGGGCATCGCTACAGTGATTCAAATGGCTCAAGAGAACGGCTGGAAGCGTGAAGCGCGTGAGATGAGCGCGCAAGATCGCGCGAACATTGAAGCGCGGCGCAAGGCTGAAAAGGCCGAGCGCGCCATTGAAGACGCCAAGGCAGAAGCGCTTGAGCAATCCATGCGCGACAAAGTGACCGAGGCGTGCCGCATTGTTTGGGATAAGCACTGCGACAAAGCGGGTGACAGCGCTTACCTGCAAAAAAAGAAAGTTGAGAACGGGCCTGCGCGGTTTATTAATAAGCTGGTGGTGCTTGATATCAACTCAGATACTGAGCGCGTTCAGATTTGGGTGGGCACTGATGCTGATCGCTGGCTGAAGAGCGTGCCCAAGCCAAAGCCTGAGACGTTGAGCATGATGGTACTGCGCGCTGGAATGATTGTGGTGCCGCTGCTTGATAACAGTGGGGCGCTGCAGTCTATCCAGTCGATCAATCACCTGGGCACGAAGATGTTCCCGAAGTTTGGGCGCAAAAGCGGCTGCTATTCGTTGATCGGTAGTTTGGTTGGTGCTTCGGTTATTGCTGTGGCTGAGGGCTTTGCTACTGCGGCCAGCGTGCATGCAGCGACTGGCTGGCCAACGGCGGTGGCGATTGATAGCGGCAACTTGGGCAAGGTGTGTGCGGCTCTGGTTGAAAAACATCCTGATATGCAGCTGCTGATTGCCGGCGATGATGACCCGAAAACCAAGGGTAATCCGGGACGCACTGCGGCAATGAATGCGGCTGAGCAGCACGGCGGTATTGCTGTGTTTCCCGCCGGCGGCAATGAGGGTGATGATTGGAATGACTTACAGGCCAGTATTGGCGGCGAAGCGGTAACAGCGCAACTGTTGGCCGCACTTGAGCTTGGTGAGCTTCCCCGCGCCCCATCAGTGAACGGTGGGTCTGAAAATATCGCGGCACCTGCACCACTGGGGGGCGGGGGGGATGATGCTGAGCGTAAGGCTTTAATTGATCAGAAGATTCTTGGGCGCTTTGCGTTGGTCGAGGGTAAGACTGATGTTTGGGACGGCCATAAAATTTCCATTATGCGTAAGTCGGCGTTTGAGGCGATGGTCGGTAAGGATCATGCGAAAACGTGGATTGATAACATTCGCAAGAAGCTAATCTGTAAAGACCAGGCTCAGATGCTGGTTGATCGTCGCAAGATGCAGGGCAAGGCATTGCGTGACGGCTGGGGCGGCATGAGTCCGGTTGAGCGTTACGTTTACATTGATGGCACTAAGGATATTTGGGACCGTTCTAAGCGTCGCCGTATTCCAGAGGGTGCGCTTAAGTTGATGCTGGGTGATGCGTATCCGATGTGGCTGAACTCGCCTGAGCGCACGGTCGTGGATATGGATCACATTGTTTTCGATCCGACTATGACTAAAGACCCTGCTGTTTATATCAATACGTTTGAGGGTTTGCCGCTGGCACCGGTTGAGGATGATAGCAAGTGCGCGGCGATGCGTGAGCTGATTAGCTTCTTGTGCAACGGCGATCCTGATGCAACGCACTGGCTGACCTGCTGGCTGGCTTATCCGCTGCAGAATATGGGCTCGAAAATGGATACGGCGGTGCTGTTGCACTCAAGTATGGAGGGCTCGGGTAAGTCGTTATTTTTCAGTGACATTATGGGTAAGGTTTACGGCCAGTATGCAGCAACGGTTGGGCAGGCTCAGCTTGAGTCAAGCTGGACGGTGTGGCAGTCAGGCAAGTTGTACGCTGTGTTTGAAGAAGTTGTGTCGCGTGATCAGCGTTATAACCAAGTGGGCAAAATTAAACACATGATCACCGGCAAGACGGTGCGCATGGAGTCAAAGTTCGTGAATGGTTGGGAAGAGTCCAATCACATGAATGCGGTTTTCTTATCAAACGAGATTCTACCGTGGCCGATCAGTGAGAATGATCGGCGCATGTTGGTGATGTGGCCTGAAAAGACATTGCCAGTGGATCGTCAAAAGGCGCTCGGTGCTGAGCTGGCGGGCGAGGGTGTTGAGGCGCTGCTTGGTTATCTGATGAATTATGACTGCGGTGACTTCGACCAGCGCACGCGGCCTCCATTTACTTATGCGCGGCAGCGTTTGGTTGAATTATCGCGATCAGGCTGGGAAAACTTCATTGCACAGTGGCGGCAAAACCTTCTGCATGTACCATACGATATTGTTCGCACTCAGGACCTGCATGATTTGTACCTGGAGTGGTGTCAGGTGAATAAGGAAAATACTTTAAGTGAAACGAAGTTCTCTCTGTTTGTATCGACCAAAGTGCCCAAAACCACTAGCACGGTGTTTTGGACGGATGACAATGGTGTGCGCAGGCGCAGCATGTTGTTCATACCTGACATTGATAGGCCGGCTATGCCATCGCTGAGTGACGCTAAGGCGATGGGTGCGGCTATCAGGCAATGGCGGCGTGCGGCTTACTGGGCAGGCTGGTCGGTGGATAGTTGGGCTAAGTGCCTCGGCTTTACTGTGCCGATGGATGCTGATCGACCACGGGAGGCCGCGTAATGCCTCAACTGTCTAGGGTGTCTAGGGTGTGTCTAGGGTTGGTTTCGCTAACCCTAGACAAGCAAGAGCCGCGCAGTTCGTGGCTTTGCGGTGGTCTGTCTAGGGTGTCTAGGGTTTAACCCGCGCGCGCGCATGTATTAATAATAAAAGCTTAAGGTGTTGATTCTGTTTTTAATTCTCATGCGTGAGGAAAAACCCCTAGACACCCTAGACACCCTAGACAATAGAGCTTAAGTAGTTGTTTTATAATGGTTTAAATTGTCTAGGGTTGTGTCTAGGGTTGGGTGTTTTCTGTCTAGGGTTGGATTTTGGTGTTGTTTTGTTGATTTAGGAGCTTTCCAATGAATAAACAAGTTGATGCAGTGTTGTATGCCTGGGGCGCTGAGATGGCAGCAGGCAAGTTGGTTGCAAGTATCCCGAGCCAGTTAGGCCCTTTGATCGATAACAAGGGCGTAATGAACTTTGGAGACGGCCACGGCAAGTGCTTGAGCAAGGTGCCTATGTACTTGGAAACATCACGCCGCTGTGATGACGTGGATATGCTACTGCTACAGATGTTTGATGATGTGGACGCTGGTGGCCTTGGTAGCGGCCGTGCGGCCTCGCTGTGGCGTTTGGCGCGGGTTCGGTATGTTGTTGCGCCTGGTTGTAGCCTTGAGGAGCAGTTCGCGCTTGTGGGCGTTTCGCACCGGACATATCACAACTGGTTGACTGCTCTGCATGATTATCTTGAGCCGCACCTTGCAGTTCGCCTTATGGCTGCGTGATTGCTTGACCGTTCGTCAGGTTGGTATTGAGCCAGTTTAGAGCGAGTTTAGTGCAGGTTAAGCGCAGGATTAAAAGGCGATAAATCAGGGTTTACGCCAGTGGCACTCATCCCTTACCTTTTACCTAACGTTTGGTTTGACGCCTAAAGTAAAGCAGAGGCAAATATAACCACTGGTATCTAAGTTCGTGTTGTGCCCTCGCTATCTGACCACCACCAGGTAGCACCAAGCCTCCCAAATCTTTACGGCGTTTGGGGGGCTTTTTAATTTCTACTCTTAACCAATATTAAAAGGCTTGGCGATGGAAAACGGACGAACGCTGCTCGATGTGCCATTGATGCTGTTTGTGTTTGTCGCGTTGGCTGGCATGGCTGGCGAGTTGCGCCAAGCGGATATGCCGGGTGTGACCTATGGCGAAATCATCAAGCGGGTGTGTTTGCGTTTCTTATCCAGCGCGCTGTTCGGTATGGCAACGCTGATGCTGGCTCAAGAGATATGGGGCAGGCTGATGATTAGTGGAGCGCTTGGCATTGTTGTTGGCTTGCTGGGTGCTGATGTTGCCGGTGCACTGTATAGCCGCGCTATTGCTCGCCGTATAGGTGCTGGACATGAAAGCAACAATTGATGGGTTGAGTGAAGCAATTGCGGCCATGGAGAACTTGGCAGGTGATAAGCCTGCAGCTGCATTAGCTGATGCGTTGAACCATACAGCCAACCAGGCGCGGATTGCGTTGCGTGCAGAGATCAACAGTGTTTTTGATCGGCCCACGCCGTTTACGCTTAATGCGATGCGGGTGCTGTATGCGAGACCCAAAACTTTAGATGCAGCTGTTTTCGTTAAAGATGAAAAGGACGGTGCATCAAAAGGGTTTGCGCCTGAAGATTGGTTTAAGCCGCAGGTTGAAGGTGGGCCTCGATCATCTAAGCGCAGTGAGGATATGTTGCGCACGGCGGGCATCTTGCCGAACGGGATGTTTGTTGTACCTGGTAAGGGTGCACGGCTGGATCGGTACGGCAACTTAAGCCGAGGCCACATGAATCAAATCCTATCCGGTTTGATGGCAGCAGAGGATCGAGCGGGGGCCAGTGCAAACGCAACAGGTAGCAAGCGATCACTGCGTAAGGGGCATGCGTCTGCATTCTTTGTGATGCGCAATAAGGCAGGTAAGGCTTTCGGTATTGGTGAGCGACGGGGCAAGAGCATGGCGGTGGTACTAGCGTTCGTTAAGCAACCGCAGTACACGCAGCGTCTCGACTTCTATGCCGTCGTTGATAAGGTCGCTGATGACAATCTCGAAAAGAATATTGATCTGGCAGTGACTAAGCTGCTTGAGGCTTAAACATTGGTATTGCCCGCACTACGGGCTGGCGGTGGTGCCGACATTTACGTCGGTGGCAGTACGGTGGTATTGCCCGTGCGACGGGTTGGTAGATGAACATATTCGCGTTATCCAAAACCTACCATTTCACCACTATAAACGATAACAATTATCATCTATTTAACGGGTCCTCTTGGCCGCCCCCGGCCCTACACGGGTAATTCGAACCCTGTTTTGTTTCTAGCTGAGATGGTGCCTAGGGTGTCCGTCTTTACTGGTTATTGGAGTATTTATGCGAGTCACAAAAGCTCAGCTTGCTGATTTTGTTGGCAGAGATGAGCGTACGCTGACTCGCTGGCAAAACGAAGGTATGCCTGTTTTAGAGTTCGGCCTTGGCCGTGGAAACGAAAACGAATACGACACCGTAGCGGTGATCGGCTGGATCGTTGACCGCGCAATCAACAACGGAAAGGAGTCAGCCAAAGAACGGCTCGACAGAATCCGTGGCGACCGCGAAGAGCTGGCCTACGCAAAAGATTTAGAAGAAGTGGTCGTAGCAGATGAACTGCTTGGCCGCTTCGAGGCAATGATCGTAGCCGCTAAAGGTGAGCTGCTGAACACATTGCCCGACCAGATCGCGACTGACCTTTCAGCGCGCTACAACATTGATATTGATGAAGCCCTGATACGCGATCCAATCGATCAGGTGCTCAGGAATATGGCCAACTATGACCCTGATGACGACCCCGAGTCAGCAGACGGGGATCCTGACCAGCGCGGCGACGCGGAGGAAGCTGACGACTACAGCTAGGCATAAAATCAAACGCCTTGCGCGCCACTGGTCACCACCGCCAAACGTTACTTTTATCGAATGGGCTGAGCGCTACCGCTGGCTATCACCAGTTGAAGCAGCGCGGTCTGGTAAGTACTCGTTTGCAATTACGCCACACTTAACGTGGCCAGGCGGTCCACTCGAAGCACTAGAAGATCCTGAGGTGATTGAAATCTGCGGCATGAAGTCAGCGCAGGTGGCATGGACTTCTGGTGTGGCTGGTAACGCCATCGGCAAGTGGATCGATATTGACCCCGCGCCAATCCTGATGCTGTTCCCAAAAGCCGACTCTGTTAAGCAGTACGTTGGCGAAAAGCTGGAACCCATGATCGAGGCCACACCACGCCTAGCGCGTAAAGTAGACTTACGCAGCCGTAAGTTGCAGCAGCGCCAAGACTTCAAGAAATTCCCCGGTGGATTCTTGAAGATGGTCGGCTCCAACTCGCCAGCCAGTGTGAAATCCACGCCCGTTGGCCGAGTCATTATTGAAGAACCAGATGACTGTAACCTCAACCTGCGCGGCCAAGGTGACAGTATCAAGCTGGCCAAAGAGCGCCTTAAAACGTTCCGCAGACCAAAGATCATCATCGGTGGCACGCCAACACTCAAAGGCTTGTCATCCATTGAAGCTGAAATGGAGCTGTCGGATAAACGTCGCGGCTTGGTGCCATGCCATGACTGCGGTGAATCGCACGCGCTGAACTTCGATAATCTGCACTGCGATGAAGATCCAACAGTCAATCACGAAGTGTACGGCTCGCATCGGCCGGAAACAGCCTTTTACAGCTGCCCACACTGCGGCTCGATCTGGGATGACAACCAAAAAAACGCAAACCTAAAACACGGCAGATGGGTCGCCACTGCCGAGTTTCGCGGCATTGCTGGCTATTACATCAACGAGTTGTACGCCACGTTCTATGGTTCGCGCTTTGAAGTTCTGATCGAAAAGAAACTGCAGGCACAACGCGCAGCAGACATGGGCAACATTGGCCCCATGATTGCGTTCGTCAACTCATCGAAAGGCGAGTCATACGAATACCAAAGCGATGCACCGGCAGTTGATGAACTAAAAGAACGCGCCAAATGCTACGCAGAAATGACCGCGCCCGATGGTGTGCTGCTCATTACAGCTGGCCTCGACTTCCAGCACGACCGGATTGCGATTGTGATTGTCGGCTGGGGGCGTGGTGAAGAGTCGTGGCGGTTGTATTGGAATGAACTGCACGGCGATATCAAAGACATTAAAGACCCCGTTTGGACTGAGCTGGATAAGCTGCTCGCCACGCCGATTCCAACTTCAAACAACGCAGTATTGGGTGTCAGTGCTGCATCACTGGATAGCTCGGACGGACAGACCAGTGACTCGGTTTATAGCTACGTGCGTACCCGGCAGAAGTTCGGGATATTGGCGATCAAAGGTGCATCGATCGACAGCCGTGAGCGTGAGATTTACACGCGCCCACCGCAATCCATTGATGCCAGCCGCGCTAACAAATCCAAAGCCGCCAAGTACGGTCTGCGCGTCAACATCGTTGGCACGCACAAAGCCAAAACGCTGATCGACCAGCGCCTGCGCTTAATGGGTACCGGCCCCGGACGTATGCACTGGTATCAAGATATTCGGCCTGACTACTTTGAGCAGCTCACCAACGAAGTCTTGGCACCGCACCCGCGTAACCCAAGCCGCATGGTTTGGCAGCTCAAATCAGGCAGACGCAACGAAGCATTGGACTGCGAGGTTTACGCATTGCATGCCGCTCGATCACTCAAAACGCACTTACTCAAAGACCATGAGTGGGACGCGCTCGAGCAGCAAATCATGCAGCCGAACTTATTCAGCAGCCCAAAAGAACCCGTTGCCCAGATACCTGCACGCGCAGCAAAAGCAACCCGCCGCCGAGGCTCACGCAGCAGCGGCATCTAACCAGGAGACCAACATGCCAACAGCAGAAAAACGGTTGGCCGATGTTCGCGCCGCAATTAATGAGGTGCTGACATTTGGTCAGTCGATTCAAAAAGATGGCCGCGTACTCAAACTTGCTGAGTTGGCCAGCCTGCGGATGCTTGAAAAACAGTACATGCAAACGGCTGCAGCAGAAGCCAAAAGCGCCCAGCGCAAACCACGCAATCGCGTTCACTACGGGGTGATTTAATGAATAAAGAAATCGCCGAATCCGTACAAACCAAGCTGCTAGATGCGGCCATGCAGTACGCCAGCCAAACAGGCCAGCCAACTGCCCAAGGCGGTGGCGGTGGGGTAGAGACACGTTATCGCGGCGCATCCAGAGTACTGCGCTCGATGGTCAGCTGGATACCTGGCTTAAGAAGCCCAGCTGCTGACCTGCCGCTTGGTGAACGCGAAACCTTAATCGCCCGTTCACGCGATGCCATGCGTAACCACTTGCTAGCCCGTGCTGCAGTGATGCGCTTGCGTACCAGCGTAGTGGGCACTGGCTTAGTGTGTTACGCCCAAGTTGATGCGGCCGCATTAGGCATCAGTCCAGAAAAAGGCGCAGAGCTTGATGTGCAGCTCAATCGTATCTGGGAACTGTACGCTCTCGATCCTAGAGAGTGTGACGCTGAAGCAACGCTCAATCATTACCAAATGCAGGCGCTGGTATTAATTACCGCGCTGGTCAGCGGTGATGTGTTTGTCGCAACCCCTTATATCGAGCGCACCGGCGCACTGTTTGGCACCCGCTTGCAAGCCTTTGAAGGTGACCGAGTCAGCAACCCAAACGATGCGCCAGACACTGACCGTATGGTTGATGGCATCGAGTTTGATCAGCACGGCGCGCCTGTTCGTTACCACGTGGCCAGCGATTACAAACATGGCCGCACCTTTGCCAGCATCACCCGCAAATGGCATGCACTGGATGCATTCGGCAAAGAGACTGGCCGCCGCCGCACCCTGCACATCATGAATGAAAAGGAGCGCCCCGGCCAAAAACGCGGCGCGCCATTCCTCGCCCCAGTACTGGAGCCACTACAAAAGCTTGAGCGCTACAGCTCAGCAGAATTAATGGGCGCAGTACTCAGCGCATTCTTTACTGTATTTATCGAAAAGACCGAGGCCTACGAAGAGCCTATGACGGCCATGAGCCTGATGGGTTCCGATGTACCAGATGACGGTGGTGAAGATGCAAATATCAGTCTTGGTGAAGGCGCCATCGTCGATCTAGGCAAAGGCGAGAAAGCCAACGTTGCTAACCCAGCTAGAGCCAACTCACAGTTTGATCCGTACTTCACTGCATTCGTTACGCAAATCGGCGCTGCTTTAGAAATCCCTAAAGAAGAGTTGATGCTGCACTACGACAGCAGCTATTCAGCAGCACGCGCCGCAATGCTCCAAGCGTGGCGATTCTACAGCCAGCGCCGCTGGTGGCTGGTCAGCGATTTTTGCCAACCCACTCGCGCACTGGTGATTGATGAAGCGGTCGCCCGTGGAATGATCAGCTTGCCCGGTTACAACGAGCCAGCCAAACGCCGCGCATATCTCAACGCTTTATGGATCGGTCCAGCACGCGGTGCCATTGATGAACTCAAAGAAGCCAACGCAGCAGGCAAGCGTATCGACATCGGCGTCAGCAACGAAGCCATGGAATCCGCAGCAATGAGCGGTGAGCCTTGGGCGGATATCTACGCCCAGCGCCTGCTTGAAATCAACCGCCGCAAAGCAGACGGCATTTACTCGGTACCGAAAAACCAAGTACCTGAAACCGACATTAATAAAACAGGTGACGAATGAGCGCATTTGAATTAGCAGCATCACAAACATGGCTGATTTTGCCCGATGCCCTGGACAACATCCTGAGCATCGCCAAGCGCTCAAACGATGTTGAAGCGCTGGAAACCAGACTTGGCAAACAGCTCGAACACACCCACACAGTCACCAATCGCAACGGCGTAGCAGTGATCCCCGTAACTGGCCCGATCTTTCGCTACGCCAATTTGTTCACACGGATCAGCGGCGCAACAAGTACCGAAGTTCTGGCTACCGACATTCAGGCAGCGCTTGATGACCCGAGTATCAAATCAATCGTGCTGAATATCGACAGCCCCGGTGGTGTCGCTAGCGGCATCAATGAGCTGGCCAACCTGATCTACCAAGGCCGCGCTAAGAAAAAGATTGTCGCCTATGTGGGCGGCATCGGCGCCAGTGCTGCTTACTGGATCGCCAGCGCAGCGCATGAAATCGTAATTGATGACATCGGCATGGCAGGCAGCATCGGCGCGGCACTAACCGTCAAGCTCGACAAAACAGCCGACGGCAGCACCACTTACGAAATTGTCAGCAGCAACGCACCGAACAAGCGCCCAGACCTTACCACCGAAGCAGGCCGCGCCAAGCTGGGTGAGATGGTCGATTCACTGGGCAGTGTATTCCAGCAAAAAGTGGCGCTGCACCTTGGTGTGGACCCGGAACAAATCCCAGCAATGGGCGACCTTGGCGGCATTCGCGTTGGTGCAGATGCCGTTACTCATGGCTTGGCCCATCGGCTCGGCTCGCTTGAATCGCTCATCACTGAGCTTTCGACACCGCAACAACCAACCAACCTTTGGAGACTCACCACTATGACTAAGACAGTCGTAAAAACCACAGCAGAACTGCACGCCGCACTGGCTGCAGGCACCGACGCGCAAGACATCGTAGTTGCTGAAGCAGTACCAGCAACGCTTGAAAGCTTCGACTTAACGTCCGTTAAAGCAGAAGCCGCAACAGCTGAGCGCGCCCGCGTCACCGCAATCACCCAATTAGCCGGCCCTGAGTTTCAAGCCGAAATTGATGCAGCCATCGAAAACGGCGACAGCGCAGAAACTGCAGCCATGGCAATCCTAACCGCCAGCAAAGAACGCGGCATTAGCTTGTCAGGTATCAAAAGCGATTCAACCAGCACTCAGCACCAGTCGCCAGAAAGCGATGCTGAAAAAGTCGCAACCAAACGCACTGGCTTAGTTGGCCTGATGCTCCAAGGCGCTGGCGTTAAGTAACGCCGCGCACCAATCAAACCCTGCAATCAGGTCAACCATCAGGAGGCATCATGCCTAACCCAATCGTAACCACTTACAACCCAGAGCAACTCAGTGCTGGCCATTTCCCCGTTGTTACTGATGCAGTGACTATCGGCCTAAACCAAACCCTCAAGGCTGGTTCAGTACTCGGCAAAAATGCCGCAGGCGACTACGTGTTAAGCCTTGCTGCAGCAGAAGACACCGCGAAAGTTCCGGTAGCCATTTGCGCTGAAGCCATCGTCACCACTGACGCCAAAAAAGTCGGCATCGTGCGCTTAACCGGTGAAGTACTTGGCAGCCAGCTCGACATCGGCACAGGCCATACGCTCGAAAGCGTAAAAGCCGCGTTACGTCCTCTCTCACTGTTTGTGCGCTAAGCACAGCAAGCCTTTTAAATTAGTACGCTAAGGAGCGCACACAATGCCCCAGTCAATTTTTGAAACTCGCACCATGCTTGCCGCAGTAGAGCAGATGCACACGCCTAGCACTTTCTTGCTCGGCACGTTCTTCGCTGCAGCAGAAACATTCCCAACCAAAACGGTAGACGTGGATATCGTTAAAGGTGGCCGCAAGCTTGCGCCATTCGTTAGCCCACGCCGCGAAGGTAAAGTAATTGAGCGCGATGGTTTCTCAAGCAAGAACATCACTCCCGCCTACATCAAGCCAAAGATGGAAACCAACGCCGAGCAGCTGCTTAACCGTTCACCAGGCCTAAACCCTTATGCTGTGCAAACTCCAGGTGAGCGCGCAGCAATCCAAATGGGTAAAGACCTATTGGAGCTCAACGACCAAATCACACGCCGCGAAGAGTGGATGGCCGCTAAAGCACTGGGCACCGGTAAAGTTGTTATTGTTGGTGATGGCGTCGATATGGAAGTTGATTTCCAGCTTGATCCTACGCACAACATCACTTCACTGGTTAACAAGTGGGGCACAGCAGGCGCTGACCCAATCGGCAACCTGCGCGCATGGGCACGCACTGTCGCTAAAGACTCAGGTCGCCGTCCAACTCACGTCATTCTTTCCGGTGCGGCACAAGACGCATTCATGAAAGACGAGCAAGTGCACAAGCTGATGAATACCCGCCGCGTTGATATGGGCATGATCAATCCGCAGAACTTACCGGGTGGCGTTGTGTACCTTGGCTTCTTGAATGATCCAGGCATCGACATCTACGCCTACAACGAATGGTCTGTTAGCCCTGAAACTGGCTTGTTAGAGCCGATGATTGCCGATGGCCAAATCATCATGGGCAGCAACCAAGCGCAAAACAAACGCTTATACGGTGCCATTCAAGACGTGCAAGCGATTGAAACAGGCATGGTTGAAGCGGGCCGTTTCCCTAAAACGTGGGTGGTTGAAGACCCAAGCGCACGCTGGTTAATGCTTCAGTCTGCACCGCTGCCTGCGCTGCTTGAGCCAGACGCATTCCTGACCGCCAAGGTTATCGCTTAACCAAGGAGCCAACATGGCCAAGAATAAAATCGCATACCTGGTGCTGCTTGGCAGCATTCAGGACACCAATGCACTCATCCCTGCGGGTGAACTATTCACCCCAGCCACCACCGAGTTTGCTGAAGAGCTGCTCGATGCTGGCATCATCGGCCCAGTACCGGCAGCCACTGCAAAAGAAAAAGCCGCAGAAGCCAAAGCGCAAGCCAAGGCCGATGCCGAAGCGGCTGAGGAAGCTGCAGCAGCAGTCGGCGATGGTGGTGATGACGAAGAAGGCGAAGGCGACGGAGAAGAGCATGACGCAGACGCAGGCTCAACAGCCGACGCAGACGCCACCGAGTAAATCTGAACTGGCCAGCCGCTTACGCGTGCTGGCTACTCACATGCTCGAAATGGCAGTGCAGATGGATTACTACGGCGGCTTTTCAGAAATGGCGCTTCACGGCAAAGAGCTGCACGGTGCTGCATGCATCACCGCCAGTTGGGCCGATGCCATTATCGCTGATCAAGACATACCGGAGCAGCCATGAAAAGCTTTGATGAACGCCTCGCACGTGCTGATCGCAGTGTCTTCGCGGTGTTAAACGACGGCACCGCAACGCTCTACAACCGAGCAGGCCAAGTACTGGCCACCGACTTTAAAGTCACGCTCGAAAAATCCGTAGAGCATCCCAGCAACATGATTGAGCGCATTAACATCATCTCAATCAATCGCCGCGACATACCAAACTATGACCGCAACGGCAGCATTGCCCACGCAGGCATCACCTGGAAAATCGACGACATTGTTTCAGACGATGGCTACTTATTAGAACTGGCGGTAACTCGGCATGAAAAACGTTCAACAACACATCCTTGATGAGCTGACCACAATCCTGCAAACCGTCCCCGACTTTGGGGATCTGGTCTTCGAGGATTCAGTCATGCGCGTGATTGATGCGGATGACGAAGAGCTGCCTGACTGCTTCATCGTCATACAGCCCGGCGTCACAGACGAAGTGGAACGGGTCGGTAAAAACAGCTTGCGCGAACGCACCACGTTCAACGTGACCTTAGTCACCAGAACCCACGCATTCGCGCCACTGCTCAGAGCCGCACGGCTTGCAGTTAAAAGCAAACTGGCAGGCCGCAACGCTGGTTTAGCTAACTGCCAGACTGCCCAGTTTTTATCCGACACCCCAATGCCACCGGCACCGGGGCAAGTACTGGCCGCCCACGTCCTACCGCTACAAGTCACCTACGTCCAAAACTACTAACGGAGGCAGCAATGCCCAAAGCAACCGTAGCCCAGCCATTTGTTTG